GAATGAAAGCTCGCTGCGTGAATCCGTATCCCAGATCACTGCTGCAGCGGAAAGCCTGAACAATGTCCTGTCCCAGTTGGATGGGGAGAAAACCAATCTTGATGTGGATGAAGCCAGCGGTAACGCCGAAGCCAAGACCGAGGAGCCTGAACAGGCCAAGGTCGAGGAGCGGAAAGCCAATCCGTCCGTGGAGGCCATGTCGCAGTTAATACACATCTATGAGCAGACAGCTCAGGAAGGAGATTCACTGTGAATCTCAAGGAGAAACGCGCTGCGGCACTCGCCAAGGCGCAGAAGTTCAACGAGCGCATCGCCAACGGAGAGGAACTCGGCGAAGACGATGTCACCGCATTGAAGGGCATCCTCGCCGAAGTGAAGGACTTGGACGCACAGCTGGCTAAGGCTGCGGAGAAGAAGACCCTGCTCGACCAGCTCGGTTCCCTCGGTAAGAAGGAATCCAAGGTCGACAATGAGGCCAAGTCTGGCGTGATCGATGCCAAGACTCCAGGCGAGTTCTTCATGAAGAGCTTGAAGAACGCTGGTCTGACCGTTCTCGACACGAAGACCCGAGGATTCCAGACCACCGAGTTCAAGGGCGCAACCGACTTGCATCGCATTGGACAAGAGACAGGCGCTTTCGGCCCGCTGGTCACTGACATTGACAAGAACTTCGTCATGCCTTACCAGCGTCCGCTCCTGTTCGCCGACATTCTCGGCTCGGGCACGGTTTCCGGCAACAGCATCAAGTATCCGGTGTTCGGAGCGCTCGAAGGGTCCACGGCATTCGTGGCCGAGGGTGGCGCGAAGCCTCAGATTCATCTGGCTGACCCCACATGGGTGACCGATTCTCTGGCTGAGGTCGCGGGATTCTTCAATATCACTGATGACATGGCGGAGGATGCCGACTATGTGGTGTCCGAGATCAACTCGACCGCGCTCTACGACTTGCAGCTGCGTGAAGAACTTGCGTTGCTGTCCGGTGATGGAACCAGCAACTCCATCAAGGGTGTGCTCAAACGCGACGGCATCCAGACTGTGGCGAACGTTTCGAAAGGGACGGTCAGCGACCCTGATCTGATCTTCAAGGGCATTTCCACCGTGCAGGAGGTAACCGGCTTCGCTGCTGATGGCATCGTCATTAACCCAGCCGACTATCAGGCTATTCGTCTGTCCAAGGATTCGAACGGACAGTACTTTGGTGGCGGTTTCTTCGCTGGCCAGTATGGCAATGGTGGAATCATGCAGAATCCATCGTTGTGGGGGCTTCGCACTGTTGTGTCCGCCAGCATCCCGAAGGGTACTGTCGCCGTCGGCGCGTTCTCGATCGCCGCGAAGGTGTTCCGCAAGGGTGGTGTGCGCATCGAATCCACTAACTCGCATGGCGATAATTTCACCAACGATCAGATTACCGTGCGCCTGCGCGAACGTCTCGGATTGCAGGTCAAGTATCCGGCAGCCATCGCCAAGGTGACTCTTGGCACTACGGCATGAGGTGATCGCCGATGATGAAACCCTATGAACTCAACGGCCGCACCTTCTTGTATAGGGAAGGTCAACAGCCGAAGGGCGCGGTTGAAGTCACGCAACGAGCACCAGAGAACAAGGACGCATCCAAAACGGTGAAGCGCAAAACCTCCACCGCCAGACAAGAGAAGTGAGGTGATGGGGCGATGGTTGAAACGATTCCAGACCTGGTATCCAGTGACACTACGGTGGACTCGTCGACATGGCTCAAGGCCGCACAGCAATCCGTGCGATCCTACTGCGGCTGGCACATCGCCCCAAACATCACACAGACCCTGAAACTCGACTCCTACGGCGCTCGCACCCTGCTGCTGCCATCCATGCACGTCACCAACATCTCAAGCCTGCTGGTCAACGGCGTTGAAATGAAAGACAGCATCGATTGGGGCATCGCAGGGACCGTGCGCCTGCGTGACGGATGTTTCCCCGACTGTCCAGGAGCCGTACAAGTCACGTTATCCCACGGTTTCGATGCCAGTGAAGTCGCAGACGTTACATCGCTGATATTGAAGCTCGCGCAACGCGGTTCGACTGGTCCTGGAGTCATCGGCTCGCAATCCACGAACGGTTCGAGCGTCACCTTCATCACCGCAGGCGGAGCACCATTGAGTATCCCACTCCTGCAGATTGAGAAGGACGCAATAGAGCCGTACAGGCTGACATGGGGAGTGTCATGAGCACCGCAGCCGATTACGTAAAGCAGAATTCAACGTTTTCGCTGCGGTACACGGGACAGTTCACACGCCAGCGCAGGAAGCAGGTCGTTGACCCGTACGATCCAGACACCGCCACGCTTGGCGATTGGACCGATACGGACGACATACAGGTGGACGGTGCCTTGGCATCACTCACCAGCGTCGAACAGGACGATGCCATGCGCAGTGAGGTGCTCAGCACGGCTCAATTCGTTTCAGACAATCCCGATCTTGATGTCAGACGTGGCGACCGGCTACTGGCTTCTGATGGGCGCAAATGGAACGTGGTCGGCTACCCGACTCGTGACATGAACGCTTTCACCGGCTGGCAGCCGACAATCGTATGCAACCTTGAGGAGGTGACCGGATAATGCCAAGAGCAGGACAGACGCAAGTGGATTTCAATGACGCGTTCTTCGAATCGATCCTGCGCAGCTCCGGCGTCAAAAGCCTCTGTACGCAGAAAGCCGAAAAGGTGCTGCAAGCCGCAAAAGCCAGTGCCCCCGTCGATAGCGGAGCATACAGGGACGGCCTGCAACTGCGCACGGTATCCAGAGCGCACCGAGACACCATCATGGTAGTGGGCACGGACGCGAAAACCATGCTCATCGAATCCAAGACCGGCAACCTCGCCCGCGCATTGAAGGCGGCGAAATGACCCTCTACCTGCCACCAGACATGGAACTGTTCCTCACCGGATGGCTGCGCTCGCGCATCCCCAAGGTCCGGTTCACCAACAGGGAACCCGAACAGCTGTCCACTCCGTTGGAGCAGCCGGTGGTCGTGATTCGTGATGATTCCGGCCCCGCCACCTCAGCGGTCACGTTCGACCGTTCCATAGGGGTGAGTGTGTTGGCGGGATCCAAGACCAACGATAAGCCGGCCAATGATCTCGCGAGGCTCATCTATGCGCATCTGACCTGTGAAGAGATCGTCACCGCTCGGGAGTCGCCGGTCGCCGCGCTCATCGATTCCGGTTGCAACGGCCCTTATCCGGTTCAGGACGACCATGATTACGCACGCCGGTACCTGACCGTCGAATATTCGACGGTCGGCACCATCCAATAACCATCAACATTCCTCGAAGCCACCCCGTACGGAGTGGCTTTTCTCATATCCAAGGAGAAAAAACATGACAGCAGATGCCAAAGGCAACGATCTTCAAGCAGTAGATGTCCCCATCACCGGACAACTGGCCGTCGCCCCATACGACGCGGCCAACCTGCTCACCTCCGAGCAGGGAGGCGGGCCTACGGTCACTTGGCCGACCACCAATCCTTACGTGTGGCTGGGCCTGATCAAACAGGACGGCGGTGCCACCGAGAGCCAGGACAAGGATGATGCCATCGAGTTCTTCCAGAAAGGCTATTTCCTAAACCAAGACCCAACGCTGACCATCCAGTATGGGTTGGCGGAGTTCAACGCCGCTGTCCGCAAACTCATCACCGGTCAGACTGCCGACGCGAACGGCATGATCGCTGTCGATACATATACGCCGGACACGAAGTGGATTCTCTTCTATGAAGAGATCTACAAGAACGGCAAAATTCGTCGTCTGAACGGTGTCGTGCAAGTCACCAACACAGAAGTGGATCAGTCCGAGCGTGGCAACGTCAAGGGCAGATCGGTAACGATGACATGGCAGCCAGATCAAATCGTGGGCAATGGTTCCACCACCAAGTTCAACGAATGGCAGTACGACCCAAAAGCGTGAAGTCGGTAGCGGTGACCGCCGCTGATGGCGGGACCGCACCGACTGTTCAGGCTGGTTCAACAATTCAACTGAATGCTGTCGCGACATTGGCAGACGCTTCGACGATTGATGTCACCGCATCATCGCAGTGGGCATCGAATGCGGTGTCCAAGGCAACTGTGGCCAGCACAGGGAAGGTTACCGGCGTTGCTGCGGGGACGACGGAAGTTACCGCTACAAACGGTGACGTCACATCGCCGGCCGTGACTGTCACAGTATCCGCCTGAAAATTATTCATCCCATCCGTGTGGTTCATGCTCTCCATGCGGATGGGATTTTCACATAAAAGAGCCTCATCTTAAAGGAGCATAAGAATGGTACAGAAGAACGATATTCCAGATGATCTCAACTTTGAAGATGCCACCGAAGAATCGTATGAAGCGGGAATCGTCGAAGCTGGCAAGGCATTGGAGAACCGCTATATTGTCAGATTCCCTAACCTGTATGTGAAAACTTACGAGGGACATACTTACCGCCTACCGCTGGCAGTGAGGGCTGACTACTTCGATGACGAGGACGGACAGGAATCGCCATTAGCGCAGATTAAATCGGTGCTGACGCGCGAGAATCCAACCAAACGTAAATTGATCAACAGTGAAATGTCGGTCACCTTGCTTGCCATTGGCGACAGGTATGCGGATGTTATCGCCGACGTGCAGATGGCATCACTGGGAAAATACAAGGCTTCCTCCGCAGTATCGAAGCCGACCGAGTAGAAGCCGCTGCGGACTTCGCCAGGCTCGGCTGGTCACTGACTGGTGATGTGGGTAGACGGCTGCGTTACGGCGACGCGATGGCGTTGTACGCCTCCCTTATGGCCGATCCATCAAGCATGACCGGGGCCAAACATCTCGGATTGGACTATCCGATGAGCTGGGAAGGGTTGTCCGCCGCCTTCCACCAGCGAGGGTATCTGATGCCGGCACCCCTGCGCATCGGTGAAGAACCGTGGAGTGACCCTGCTGACGATGAGGAATTGGAACAGGCTAAAGCGAAACTCAGCCCGTTCCCCGGAGTGAACGTTGAGGAGTTGGCATGACAGGTGCAGCAGGGGCCGAGGTAGGTTCGGGACACGTTTCAATCTTCCCCGTCATGACAGGGTTCCGGTCGATGGTCTCCAAGGAGATCCAGGCATCGGGCAAGGAAGGTGGCAGCATCTTCTCTCGCGCCTTCCAAGGCGTCGGGTCGAAGGCGGGATCATCTCTCGGCAAGGATATGAAGAGCGCGTTCAACGGTTCGGCCGGTGACCTGGCTTCACCCGCTTTGAAGAAGATGCAGTCTGAGGTGGCATCAGCAGCCCGTGCGATGAGCGCAGCGAGACTCAAGCAGCAGGACGCTGCAGGCAAAGTGCGTGTTGCCGAAGCGCAGTTGGCGGCGGCGATAGCGAAGAACGGTGCCGAATCGGTGCAGGCCGTAGCCGCTTCCGAGCGTCTTGCCTCGGCGAAACGCAGGGAACAATCCACCTCGGAGGCACTGACGGCGGCCGAAGGTCGCCTCAAGGATGCCAAAAAGGCAGTCTCCGATGTCAAACAGGCCACCATAGAAGCACCAAAGACAGGCGTGTTCACCAACGCCATCCAACGTATCCGCAGCAGCGTACAGGGATTGAACCGTGAGAACGTCGATGCGGTCTCCTCGAAGCTCTCTGGCTTCGGTGTTAAGTGGGGAGTAGTCGCCGGAGTAGCCGGGGCGGCGACACAGCGGATCATGGGATTGTTCTCGGGCATGATCTCTGGTGCCATGGATGCCTCGGATTCGACGCAAAAGTTTAAGAATACGTTGAACTTTGCAGGAATCGACACCGAGACCATCGGCAAGCTCGTCGACCAGACCCAGGTCTACGCCGACAGGACCGTCTATAATCTCGGTGACATCCGTTCCGCGACAGCCCAGTTGGCATCCAACGGTGTGAAGGACTACGCGAATCTAGTGGAGGCCGCTGGCAACCTGAACGCCGTGGCCGGTGGTAATGCGGACACGTTCAAAAGCGTGACGATGGTGCTCACCCAGACCGCAGGAGCGGGAAAGCTCACCACAGAGAACTGGAACCAGCTTCGTGATGCGATCCCCGGCGCTTCGGGAAAGATCCAGGATGCCTTGAAGAAGAACAAGGCCTTCACCGGGAACTTCTCCGACGCTTTGGAGAAGGGCCAGGTCAGCGCCGACGAGTTCAACCAGGCGCTCATGGATCTTGGCATGACCGACATTGCGAAGAAGGCGGCGGCCGACAGCAGCACATTCGAAGGTGCGATGGGCAACTGGGAGGCTGCTGTCGAGAAGTTCGGCAGCACGTTCCTGGACACGATGAAACCCCAATTGACAGGGGCCATCAATTTCGCTTCAGACAAGCTCGGTAACTTCACCAACTGGTTCAAAAGAACGTGGGATTCGGTCTCTGGACTCATTGAGAAGAAGGACTTCAAAGGCGCGTTCAAGAAGGCCTTCAACGTCGACGACTCCACCATGCGCCGGTTGGAGGAATCATTCTCAGGCATCCATGAGGGATTGAACACCATCGGTGACGCGTTAAGCCCGCTCAAATCCAAGGTGACCGGTGCCGGCAGCTCGTTCCCCACGTTGAACCGGGGGCTGAACGGGTTCGCGCAGGCATTGGACACCGTGCAGCCCGTGCTCCCGGCCATCGCGAAACTGCTCGACCTGTTCGGTGAACTCCCTACGGGAGTGCAGTCCGCCGTGCTCGGTTTCGCTCTGTTCGGCAGGCAGGCCAGCATGGTGCTCTCACCGATCGGCATGGTGGTGAAAGCCTCGGCTGGATTGGTGAAGGGCATCGGATCCGTAGGCAGCGCCATCGGTGGCCTGGTGTCGGGCAGACTCTCGAAATCCAGTTCCATAACGTCCATAGCCGAATCATTGGAGGATGCGGGCAGCAATGCCTCAGGCGCAGCTCCGAAGATCAGCAATGCGGCCAAGAGCGTGGAAACCCTTGACACTAAAGCAGCCGGAGCGGTCAAGAAAACAGGTGGACTGTCATCCGCATTAGGGGGCATCAGTCCCGCAAGCGTAGCCTTTGGCGCAGCCGCACTCGGCGTCACGGCTTATACCGCCACAATGAGCGACCAAATGCAGAAAACCCAGAATATGGTCGATGACTTCTCCGCGGCAATGAAAGAAGGAGCAGATAGTGTAAGTAGCTTCTGGTCGAAGATGCAATCCGGACAGTCTGGCGACCTTGGCATCATCGATAAACTGAGCTCACTGGGTAAAGACAGTAACTTATCCTCACTGGTCAAAGACACGGGGACCAGCTGGTCAACCGTCAAGGATG